GGGGGTTTTTTTCTTCTTAGTGCCTTTATAGTGTCTTATTAGTGTATTGTTTGTTTCCTTGAGTGTTCCTTCAGTGTTCCTTGAGTGTTCCTTGAGTGTTCCTTCAGTGTTCCTTTTTGCCTTCTCGGAGGCCTGATAAATGCCGTAATTGCAGGCCTTCAGGACTGTTTTTTTAGTGTCCCTTTTTTGTGTCAGCATACCGTCCCTTTCCAGCTCATCCAGAAAGTCCGACACCTTGTGTATGCTCCACCCCCATTGTTGCGATAGTTTCCGTATACTGGTGATACAGGATCCTCTCTCTACCGTCAGAATCCTGCCATTGAAAAGGATTTCTTTTCCTTCATGATTTGCCATCATCAGGATATCAATCCACGCCTGCCCCCTCGAAAATGGCTTGTCTTCCCAAAGCCAGTGTTCTCGGATGTCCCTATACAGTTTTATGTATCCTCTATCCGAACTCACCGCCTTCTAGCCTCTCTTTCATATCCCGGTACAAAAATTCTTTTATTCGCTTACCAGATGAATCAGCCTTGCAGAAAATTGGAGTGATGTTATAACGGATCGTCCACGCCGTCAGTGACGCATTGAACGCCGCCGGTGTGAATCGGCTTCTGTACCTGTGTGCGTCTATGGCCTCCCATGTGGCGTTCTCCACAAGTAAAATCATCCTTGCGCCGTGTTCCGCCGCCCGCTCAAATTCTTTGCGGAATCGGTTCCTGTCCCGTGTGAAGCACATAGCAAGTTCATCCAGTGAATTCTTTCGTTCAATCACGAACGCAGGCTGAATTGTTGCGGAAGTGCTATACAGTGGCCCACGTTCTGGAAGGATGATATTTCCGCAATAATCTCCATAACCTAAAGTTGCTTTCTGGTACGGAACCCCAAAGGCCTTGTACCTTTCGTCAGCCCTTGGGGTGTTCTGTTCTCTGGTGTCGCAAATGATTTCAAATGAATCCAGGATATCTTTGATTTCAAATGCATCCATGGCTATTAAAACGGCAGTTCTTCTGCTGCGTCATCTGAGATTTTCATGAAATCCTCGTCGCCTGTCACATTGGAAGCCGTGTTTTTCTTACCGTCGCCAACAAGCTTGTCATTCGGCATCTTTCCAGCGTTTCCGGTGCGCACGTCTTCAGCTACGCATGTCCATGCAAGGCGGGTATGATCGTAGATATTCCCATTGTATTCACTCTGTTCGTTGCGGAACTTTCCGCCAATCAGCTTGCCTTTCAGGTTCAGAAGGTTCCCGTCAAACACAAAACCGTTGTTGGAATCTTCCAGATCCGCAAAGAAAGTATTCCAGTTTGTGTACACATAATCCTGTGATCCGTCACCCGGAATATTAAGATTATAAACTGCATCGAATGGCCATTTTGCATCCTCGGAATTCGCTTTTTGTGCTTCGTACTGCCGGGTATAAAATCCTTTATGTTCACCTTCTGCAATGTCAAAAGCAACTTTGATATAAGCGTCCCCGGACGGCCATTTTTCCTGTTTTGCGGAAATGATTTTCACTACATATGCGCCCTTTGGAAGGATCTCAAAAGACTTTCTGCGTTTGGATTTATCATAGGTTGGAAGTGCCATTTATATGTCTCCTTTCATGTTAAAAAGTTGGTGTTTCACCGTGTTCAAAACGGGCTTGTCGTGCTTTTGCATATGCGTTTTCAACAGCATAAATATCATCATCCCATATATAATCTGAATCATCGCCCCAAAGATAAAAGCGGCCATTGTGTGCTGATGGGTAAGCCGCAAAATAGTCCCCGTCAATCAATTCATAGTTGAACGGATATATATTACAACCATCCATTTTTTCATATGCTTTCAAGGCGGAACTATCATGGCTGCATTTAAAATTAGGTATAGTTCCCACAATTAATACAGGATTACGGATCGAGTCCAAACAGAATATGTTTCTTTTTGTGTTTGTTATTTCACAGTAAAACTCACTAAAAGACTCAATTTTTTTATCCGCTTTTCCGATTACGTATCCGCAAGTACATTCCCATCTGCGGCAATGATCGTCATAATCGGAATGAGGCGAAAGACTTACTTTGCATTTTTCATAGTGGGTACATTCCAGTGGGCCGATTCTAATTTCTTCTGTATACGGTGACGAAAAATTACGAATCTTGTTCGCATCGTAATCACTCATTTTCCCTTTTACTTCAATCCATAAATCAAATGGATCACCATCTCTTTCGCCTCTTGTTCCATAGCATTTTACTTTAAAATCAGGCAGATAATGCGCTCCAGAAGGAAGTGAAAACCCCTCTGGTTCATACTCATATTCCACGCCCAAAGCATCAAAGAACACCGCCCATCTGGCTTCTAACCGGCTCCGAAATCTATATCCGTTGTAGCACGTTTCAATGGGTTTAATGTCCATATTAGTAGTCCTCCAACGCCTTCAAAACAACCATAATGTCATTCTCGCATTCGTCTGTTTGGAAGCTTCCAAGTGGTATTTTACATGTGGAATTATCAGCGGAAAGAATGAATTTATACTTACTATCCTGCCGGACAGACCACACAACAGTGGTCATTTTCGACTCTAAAACAAGCTTTTCCAGTTTCCTTCCATTGGTCTTAATCCGTGTTTTTACAATCCCATTTTCATCGGAAATTGTCTCGGAATGACACAAGATTATGACTGTTAAATCGTCTCTTAATTCCAACGATTTATTGATTATCGCCCATCCGTTCTGCGCCAAATCAGACCATGCGGACCGCTTATCCCCGGACTGCATTGCAAGGATCCGCATTTCTTCCGCTACCATTAAACCGTTGATCGTGTCAATCACGATGTATTTGATCTGTTTGAATTGCTCTTCTTTATTGATCTTTTCAAGCAGACTCTGAACAACCGTGAAACTATCGGATGACCAATAATTCTTTTTCTCGGAATTGTACTGTTTACGCCATCCTTTCCAGTTCAAGCCCTTCTTATCACAGTCGATGTAGAAGGTTTGTTCCGGCGGAAGGTTGCGCATGGATGTTGTTTTTCCAGATCCTGATTCTCCCATTACGCCGATCACACGAGCCACTTAATCACCTTCCTTCTCTATAATTTCTTTCAAGATCCGTTCAGCCTGCAAATAATTCAGAATAGCCCGGCTCTCATGGTCTTCATAAATCGCATTATCCGGGACAATTTCCAGAATCCCATCAAGGCGGTTTTCTACGGCCCGCAGGCGTTCTGCGTTGGTCATTCAAACCTCACCGTCCTTTTCAATTCTCTCTCTATGCAATCAGGACACCAGACCTCCCCGCCAAGATCATAGTATTGGTCGCCGGAATATAACGCCGCCCCGCAAACATCGCAATAAATATGCGGCATGTCCTCCATGGCCTGCTGTCTGCGTTCCTCATCAATCCACGGCTCCAGTCTTTTCGCCATCGTCTTCATCCTCTCTGAGGGCAATGTGGACAATGTCCCGGATCTTTTCTGAATCCAACGCCCAGCCGATTTCCTCTATGATTTCGAGTGCGAGCTTGTATCTTGCTTCCTGTGTTGACATTTCCACCCTCCTGCTTTAAAATAAAAATGTGCTAAATACGTAAGTCTTTTTTCAAACCCTTTTAAGCCCGGATCGTCCCAGCGGTTCGGGCTTTCCCCTTGTAGGGGCTTGCGGTCTTTTTGGTGGGCTTACTTTCCTCTTCGTGGCGGATCGTAAGTAACATCCACGCCACCAGTCCGGCGACTGCTCCCAGAAACGCCCCGGACACACCCGGCCAGTAAGTGCATGAGGCCCAACCACCGGCCAGAATCCCAATCACAGCAGATTCACATAACCTTGAGTACAATTCCCTCAACCTCCTTTCGCAATCGTTCGTTTTCCAGTTTCAACTCATGCCTTGCACCCACAAGCTTCTGAATGTAGCTGTGCTGGTGAAGGATCAATTTCCCTTCAAGAAATATCAGCGCAAGTGCCGGTATTAATAAAAACCCCATATTTGAATCACCCTTCTATGTAGTATGTATTCCCCACAACGTTCATAGGCCTGATAAACACATTCGGCCTGTCCAGACTCTGAAGCCTGACCGTGTGCCCATATTTCACCACCCGAAACCGCTGTGTTACGCCTGACCAATGGTCATGCATCAAAACAACGGTCCCTGGTTCAAGCCGTTTTATCTGATGGGCTTTTATCCGTATCGTTTGCCGGACGTTCGATCCGTCCATTTCGTTCACCTTCTTTCAATTCGCAGACAACTGTTATTTCCATGCCGTATTGCTCTGATAATAATTTCGAGAGGACGGCGGCGACTTTGGCGGGGTCGGGGGTATTCATGTTGTGCTACCATTCTTTTCTGCGTCTTCCTGTTCGAGTTCCGTAATCAGCTCAGTCAAAGTCGCAAGATCCATTTCCTGATACAGTTTTTCAAGGCTCATATCTTCTGTATCCATTGCAAGCTGTCCATCAATGGCGTCACGTTTGGCCCTCAGCTCCATTTCCTTATCCGTGAATGTTTCAGAAAGCTTTTCCTCGTTCAATACAAGCCCGTCCGCAATAGATTTATTCATGCTTTCTTCATCAAAATA